CTTATCTTGATATTTCTCATCCAGACATTCTTATCTTTCTTGAAATGAGAAAGCCTACAGGCGACCAGAACATGCGTTGCTTGAATCTACATCATGGTATCAACATCACAGATGACTTCATGCATATCATTGAACAGTGTATGCTTGACCCTGAGTTCGATGATACATGGGAACTAAAAGACCCACACAATAATGAAGTAAGAGACACAATACCTGCAAGAGAATTGTGGCAGAGAATTCTTGAGATGCGTATGATGACAGGCGAGCCGTATCTACATTTCATTGACACAAGCAATCGTATGATGCCAGAGTTTCAAAAGAAACTAGGTCTATCAATCAAACAATCAAATCTATGTTCTGAAATTATTTTACCAACAGACAAAGACCGCACTGCTGTTTGTTGTTTATCTTCTGTTAACTTGGAGTACTATGATGAGTGGAGAACGGATCCTAATTTTCTTCGTGATATTGCTGAAATGTTGGATAATGTTTTGGAGTATTTCATTTCTAATGCTCCTGAAGCCATTAGCCGTGCAAAGTATTCTGCCATTCGTGAGCGGAGCATTGGCATCGGTGCTTTGGGTTTTCATGCTTATCTACAACGAAACAGCTTCCCGTGGGAATCAGCACAAGCAGTCGGAAGAAACAAACAAATCTTCCAACACATTAGGAGTAAATTAGATGATGCAAATCTTCAATTGGGTTCTGAAAGGGGTGAAGCACCTGATGCCGTTGGTACTGGGAGGCGTTTTAGTCATATGCTGGCCATTGCTCCTAACGCATCTTCCTCTATTATCATGGGCAATACTTCTCCTTCCATTGAACCTTACAGAGCAAATGCTTACAGGCAAGACACCTTGAGTGGTGCATCATTGAATAAAAATAAATGGTTGGATAGAATTATCAAAGGCCTTGTACAAACTGAAAACGAATATAATGATGTATGGTCATCAATCATTGCTAACGATGGTTCATGCCAACATCTAGATATACTTGATGAATGGCAGAAAGATGTATTCAAAACAGGTATGGAGATTGACCAACGATGGGTCATTCAACATGCGGCTGATAGACAAGAATTTATCGACCAAGCACAATCATTGAATGTTTTCTTTAGACCAGATGTAAATGTGAAGTATCTTCATGCAGTACACTTTCAAGCATGGAAACAAGGATTGAAGACTATGTACTACTGCCGCTCTGAGAAATTAGCTAAAGCAGATAAAGTATCGAAGAGAATCGAAAGAAGTGTAATTGAAGAAATTGATATGAAGGCACTCGCTTCAACTGAAGAAGTTTGTTTAGCTTGCGAGGGCTAAATGAAACCTACTATAGCATTGTTTGTATGTGATCCGAAGTGTTCAGTACAATCATCTAATGGTGTAATGAAAGCATTATCAGGTAGTTATGACTTCAAATTGTTTTCAAAGAATGAAGTTGAAGAGGGTTTCTTTGATGATGTTGATATGGTTGCATTTCCAGGTGGTATCGGTGATTCAGATTCATATGATATCATACTGAAAAACAACAAAGATGTTGTAGTCAATTTTGTAGCAAGAGGTGGTAAGTATCTTGGCATTTGCATGGGTGCATATTGGGCAGGTAAAGATTACTTCAACATACTTGACAAAGTAGATGCGGTACAGTATATTAAGAGACCTGGTACTTGCACAAGAAGACCACATGCAAAAAATATGCGTGTTGTGTGGAGAAATCAACCATACGACATGTTCTTCTATGATGGTTGTGCTTTAGTTGGTGGTGAAAACTCTCCGTATGAAACCATAGCAACATATAGTAATGGTGACAACATGGCCATTATTCAAAATCGTATAGGTTTAATTGGTTGTCATCCAGAGAGTGGACAGTTTTGGTATGATAGTTATAGTTGGATGAAGGGTAAGTATCATAATGGAACTCAACACACACTATTATTAGATTTTGTAAACGAATTAATGGAGAGATAAATGAAAAGAATTTTAAGATTTACTGCATCATGGTGTGAACCATGCAAAGCATTGTCAATGAATTTAGAAAGTGCAAATATTGAAATGCCTATTGAAGTTGTTGATATTGATGTGCATGATGATTTGGCAAGAGAATATGGTATTCGCAGTGTACCTACATTAGTGATGCTTGATGAAAATATCGAAGTAAAGAGAATGGTTGGTTCAAAAACAGTAAAAGAATTACAAGAGTGGGCACAATGAGCAAAAGAAAAAACAATCTATCAGAAGAGAGAACAAGTTTTAAACCTTTCAACTATCCATGGGCATATGATGCATGGTTGAAACATGAGCAATCACATTGGTTACATACAGAAGTGCCGATGGCAGAAGATGTTAAAGATTGGAAGAATAAGTTATCAAAAGAAGAGAAACAATTTCTAACACATATCTTTAGATTCTTTACACAAGGTGACATTGATGTTGCTGGTGGCTATGTAACAAACTATCTACCATACTTTCCACAACCAGAAGTTCGTATGATGTTGTTAGGATTTGCGGCCCGTGAAGCATTGCACATTGCCGCATATTCACATTTGATTGAGACACTCGGTCTTCCTGAAACAACATACAATCAGTTTCTTGAGTATGAGGCAATGAGAGCCAAGCATGATTATGTCATGGACTTATCTGCACAGAATACAACTAAAGAGAACACTGCAACCCATATCGCCGTGTTCAGTGCTTTCACTGAAGGGATGCAGTTGTTCTCATCTTTTATCATGTTGTTGAATTTTCCAAGAACAGGTAAGATGAAGGGTATGGGTCAAATTGTTACTTGGTCTATTGTAGATGAAACTCTACATGCTGAGAACATGATTAAAGTTTTTCGCACATACATAGAAGAGAACAAAGAGATATGGAACGATGACCTCAAAGGGCGCATCTATTCTATTGCAGAAAGAATGGTCGAGTTAGAAGATAAGTTTATTGACCTTGCTTTTTCTATGGGTGCTATGGAAGGTCTTTCTAGTGAAGATGTTAAGAAGTATATTCGTTATATTGCTGATAGACGATTGATATCTCTTGGTCTTAAAGGTATTTTTAAAGTAAAAAGAAATCCACTACCATGGGTCGAAGAAATGATTAATGCACCTATTCACGGAAACTTCTTTGAGAATAGAGTGACCGACTATGCTAAAGGCGCTTTGTCTGGTAGTTGGGGAGAAGATGTTTGGGCTAAGGCGGCATAATGTCATATTCTAATCTGGTTATTGAACACTACGAGAATCCACGAAATGTTGGTTCTCTAGATAAAAACGATCCAACAGTTGGCACTGGTATGGTAGGTGCGCCAGCTTGTGGTGATGTAATGAAACTTCAAATTAAAGTTGAAGATGGAATTATTACTGATGCTAAATTTAAAACATATGGATGTGGTTCAGCTATCGCATCAAGTTCACTTGTTACCGAATGGGTCAAAGGAAAGACACTTGACCAAGCATGGCAAATCAAAAACAGTGAGATTGCTAATGAACTGGCCTTACCACCAGTTAAGATTCATTGCTCTATACTTGCAGAAGATGCAATTAAAGCGGCAATACATGACTATCAACTAAAATGTGAGTGTGTATGATTACTCTAACAGAAAACGCAAAAACTCAACTAACTGAGATTCTTTTGGATGAACCTGCCATGAAATATGTGAGAGCATTTATCACTGGTGGTGGTTGCTCAGGATTCAATTATGGATTTACACTTGAAGAAAACAAAGAAGAAGATGACTTTGTTTTCGACAATCTTTTAGTTGATGCCATGAGTATGCAGTATTTTGATACTGCTACAATCGACTACACGACAGACAAACTAAAGGGATCACAATTTGTGATATCAAACCCGAATGCAAAATCAACATGTGGTTGCGGCAGTAGCTTTTCAGTATAGAAAATATTAAGAAGGCATAATGTCACATATCGTTGCTAATTTACCACCAGTAAAATGTTTTGTTCGTAAAGAGTTTCTCTATGACTTTGAGAAAGGTCATGGAGAACTTGAGCCGTGTTGGTGGGTTAGCATCAAGTCACTAAGAGGTCAAGCATTTCGTATTGAAGCATATCTAAACAACTATGGCGCATTGTATGACAAACTACCATTACACGCATTTTGTTGGAAACCAATTCAAAACGAATTGCCATTAGACTATTTGCAATTGTGGGACTGCCTTTCATATGATATAACTGTCATTAAAAAAGCGCAGTTGCAATCAATGAAATGTAAGTTTAAGTTAAAAAATGGAGATTGGCAATATGGTGTTTATATGTTTACAGTTGATTCTGCTCATCCTGATTTTAACATACTTGATACAGGGTTTTCTGAAGATATCGAAGACCACAAGTCTTATAATTTCATCATGTGTGATAATGGTCAGTTTGGTGCTCAGCCAAATAATCGATTAATTATTTTGGAACCTAGTAGTAATCCAAGAGAATTAAAAAAGCCAGATTTTAAAGTTGCAACAAAAAAATGGTCAGTTGAAACCGATTTGAAATGGGCATTGGGTGATACAGATACGGTCATGTACGAACACTCAAAATGAACAAAACATATCGCAGTATTTTTATTAGTGATGTACATTTGGGAACTAGAGATTGCAAAGCAGAGCAACTCAACAATTTTTTAAAGAATAACACCTGCGAGACATTGTATCTTGTAGGTGATATCATTGATGCATGGCGCATTCAGCAGAACAAGTGGCGTTGGAAACAAAGTCATACTAATGTTGTTCGCCGTGTGCTTGGTCATGCTAAACGAGGCACACGAGTAATCTATGTTGCTGGCAATCACGATGAATTTTTAAGGCCAATGATACCTTATGGTTTCAGTTTTGGTCTAGTCGAAATACATAATCAAATAGAACACATCGGTGCTGATGGTAAACACTATCTGGTCACACATGGTGACCTCTTCGATGGCATCACAAGGCTGGCGCCATGGCTTTCATTTTTAGGAGACAGAGCATATGATTTTATTTTATCGCTTAATAGCAAATTCAATTGGTTACTGCACCGCTTTGGTTTTCGGTATTTTAGTCTTAGCAAATATCTCAAAACAAGAGTAAAAAGAGCAGTTGATTTTATTTTTAAGTTTGAAGAAAACTTAGCGAACTATTGCAAGAAAAAAGGTTATGATGGTGTGATATGTGGTCACATACATCATGCAGAGATAAAAGAGATTAATGGTGTCGTGTACATGAACGATGGTGATTGGGTTGAAAGTTGTACAGCACTTGTAGAACATCACGATGGCCGTTGGGAGATAATCACATGGACACAGGAGACCGATAGTGTTACAGGATAAAATTACAATCGTTGTTCCATGTAAAAATGAAGAAACATATATTTTTCATCTGTTGTATCATCTGAAGAAACAAAACATTGGCAACACAAAAATTATCATTGCCGATTGCTCTACTGATGATACAAGAGAAGTCATCGATTTCTACAAAGAAGATTTGAAATTGAATGTAGAAGTTATTGATGGTGGACCAGTTTCTATTGCAAAGAACAATGGCGCTAAACTTGCTACCACACCATACATTCTATTCATTGATAGTGATGTGAGATTCTTCTCAGATACAATTATATCTGATTGTGTGCAAGAGTTAGAGACAAAAAATCTAGATTTAATTGGTACATACATAAAGTGTTACGATGGTGATAAAAGGGCTCAGATTGGATTCATGCTATTCAATGGTGTGAATAAGATAATGAGTCGCAAAGTCCCATTTGCTGTTGGTGCATTTATGCTAACACGCCGAGACAAATTTGAAGAGTATGGTGGGTTCTCAGAAAAGTATGGCACTAGTGAAGACTTCTTTTTATCTAAAAAATATGATGTAAAGAAATTCAAATTAGTCAAACATTACTTCGGACAAGACAGCAGAAGATTTGAAAGAATGGGATACTTTGGTATGGTATGGTATCTCATAAAAAACTTTTGGAACAGAAATAATGAAGATTACTGGAACAAATTAGACTATTCAAAATATTGGAAATAAATGAAAAAACTATTTTTACTCATAAGCATTTTAACATTAGGTATTGCAAGTGCAAATCCTATTGATGATAACTGTCCGCAGTTTGTTCCTAAATATGGGGCGCCAGTAAGTAAATTAACTCAGTCACAATATCTTTGCAAAAAGAATTATGCTATTCACTACAGATTTGATACAAGAACCGCAGAGTATGTTGTTGAACATGTTACACTAGAGGGTGTCGCTGGTGAATCAAAAAGAGAAAATGATTTTAGACCAGACCCCGAAATCAAGAGAGAATATCAAAGTCAACTAGCAGACTATGCGGGTCATCCATATGACCGTGGCCATCTAGCGCCAGCTGGTGACAATACAATGTCAGATGAAATTATGAGTGAAAGTTTTTTTCTCTCAAATATGGTACCACAAGTACCAAATAACAATCGTGGGATTTGGAAACAGTTAGAAACAAAAGTTAGAGACTATGTTGTAAAGATTGGTAGTGTTTATGTTGTATCAGGAACAATCTATGAACACAACTACAAAACGATTGGTGGCAACAAAGTTGGTGTGCCAACTAAACTATTTAAAGTGATTATTGATTTGGATAACAATAGGGCATCTGCCTATGTCTTTCCGAACGAAGCCTTGCCTGTTGAAGACTTAGAGAAACATAAGGTAACAATTCAAGAGATTGAAGCTATGACTGGTATAAACTTCAACCCCAAATTACCAACTACTCAAAAACTTGAGCAACAAAAAAATTGGTGATTATATTTGTTTCAAGAATGAGCGAAGCATCCATCCATGCTTATCATGGGCTGAGATTCTATCTTGCAAAGCATTAGCAATACCTTGCTCATTGGCCGCATTTGCCGCATTGAAAGCATCATACAAAGATGCTCTTACAATGTCATTATCAGCAACAAGTTTCATAACCATGTCACGGGCTGATGGTACTGCATTTTCATCTTGGATAGATGAAAGTTCTGCAAATCGACCAAGCGAACCAGGAGCATATGCATCTTGTGTACGAATCAATTCAGCAATTGTATCTACAGCAAGAAAAAGTTCGTTATATAAATTAGCAAAGAAATCGTGAAACTGTGCAAAAAACATGCCTTCAACATTCCAATGGAAGTTATGAGTTTTAAGATACATAGCAAAGGTATTTGCTTGCACACGCTTGAGAAGTTCAACTAGGTCCATGAAAAGTCCTTTAATTAAGAGATATAAGTATATTTATAAGGAGAAAGTATGCAGTTAAAACACACTTGCGAAAACTGCAATTCCAGTTTTAGAATTTCATATGTTGAGACGGAAACTGAGGATGACCCTCATTACTGCCCATTTTGCGGCGAATACATTATTGAGGATGATGATACTTTAACAAACGATGATGATAACGAATGAGTGGACATATAATGACAATCTATTTACATCAGAACAAACTGAAGGTTTTTATGGGTTCGTATATTTGATTACGAATACTGATAACAATCGAAAGTATATAGGTCGAAAGTATTTCACAAAAGCAAAAACAACTCAGCTAAAAGGCAAAAAGAAAAGGTCAAGAGTCGGCTCTGGATGGGAAGACTATTGGGGTTCTAATAAAGTTTTAGTTGAAGAAGTTGCAGTTCATGGTAAAGAAAAATACAGGAGGGAAATTCTACATCTTTGCAAATCTAGGTCCGAATGCAGTTATATGGAGACTTTTGAAATCTTCAATCGTTCCGCTCTTTTGAGTGAGTCTTACTATAACTCATGGGTGACTTGTAAAATCCACAAATCTCATGTAATAGGAAAAATCGATGGCACGAAAACCAACAGCAAACAATGAATCGACAGCGGCCAAAACAACCAATCAATTCAAAACAACCAACCAACTAAAAATTAGAATTGATGACTTAAAAACATTTACCCCATTAACAGAGAATCAAAAGATATTTTTTGATGCGTATCGTAGAGGTGATTATTTCGTAGCACTACATGGTGTTGCAGGTACAGGTAAAACATTCTGTGCATTATACAAAGCAATTGAAGAAGTTCTAGACAAATCTAATCCATTCAACAAAATCATTGTAGTTCGTTCAGCGGTGCAAAGCCGTGAGATAGGTCACCTTCCGGGTGATGTAAACGAAAAGATGGAAATCTATCAACAACCATACAGGCAAATTTGCGAGACACTATTCGGCCGCCGTGATGCATGGGACAGACTAGAAGAGCAACATCACATAGAGTTCATCAGTACTTCATTCATTCGTGGTATGTCATTCGATGACGCTATCATTATTGTAGATGAGATGCAGAACATGACTTTTGAAGAAATCGATACCGTTATGACACGGGTTGGTTATCGTTCAAAAATTATTTGGTGTGGTGACTATAGACAAACAGACTTGAACAAGAAGAAAAATGATGTGTCTGGTATTCTTAAATTCTTTGACATTGCCATGCACATGAAAGCATTCACTAGAATTGAGTTTACCGCAGATGACATTGTTCGTTCATCATTGGTGAAAGACTACATCATGGCAAAATTGCAATATGAAGACAAAATTAGCTGATTTTATGTTGCACCGCACAATGAATTACTATATAATGATATGGGCGCTCAATTGTGAGGCCCATTAATTAATCGTCTTAGGAGATAAAATATGTTCGCAGTAGATACATTCATCGACACCGTTCAAGGTGCAAAAAAATACTTTGTCAATACTTACATCACAGACAAAGAAATCCAAAAACCTCTAAATGCTTTCGTTGATACACAAACCGCTTTTGTTAAGCAAATTGTGAAGACTAATCAAGAGTTGGCTGAGCAAATGCAAGCAACCCTAGAGAAGTTCGCAAAAACAGCAAAGGCGTAATATGACCAATTCCATTAACCTAAAAGATTTTTGGGATTGGGTCAGGGAAACATTCACACCTTCTTACAGAAATGAAATTGAGAAATATCTTGCTGAATCGGTTGACCATGCAGATGTTGAAAGAAGAATTATATCACTTCAACGCAGAGGTATGATATGATTAAGAAAATATGGAACTTCTTTGAAAGAATTGGACAGTTGCGTTTAGAATATCATAAGCGCCACGGTTACAAATCATGGTACTAAAGTAGAGGATTGCTTTTACATACATAATAGTATGCAGAAAGAACCTCTATCTCTCATCTATCGAAAAATCCTTCAACAGGATATTCGTAAGACGATGAAAACTTGGAACCCAATCCTTAGAAACGGTTGGGTCATCAAGTTCTCTATCTATAGAGAAGAGAATATTTTATTGGTATTCACCTCTAAGCACACTGGGCAGACTTTTATCAGGTACTTCAATGAGGAAAACGATGCAGTCACTTTTATCAATTTTGTGTGTGATGTATTAGATTCCAATAGGGTTCATTTCGAAAATTCAAAATAGTACAATCTTAGTTGTCATTCAGAAAAGTGTTGCGTAAAAACAACACTTTTTTTTGTGCTTGACAAATGGCACAATGTGTGTTATAGTACACATATTGACACATTTCACTGCATTAGGTGAGCCATGGCACACATTATGAAACTTTCACTAAAACCTCGCAACCTAGTTGCAAAAGATTTACGCACACCTAAATATCGCCAACGGGTAGAGTTGAGTGTAAAAGTGTATTCACGCCCAAAGAACAAACAAAACTATCAAAAGGAACTGCATGTCATTACATCCTAAACCTACCGATTACGATGGATTCTATTTCGTACCAGACCCGGAGGATGATGATAGCACACAGTTTCAGTATTTCACATTCAACAATGCTGAGACTAGAGGACTGAAAGTTAAGGGCAATGATTTTGGTGACTTGTATCATGTAATTCTGTTCAAGACCAATGATGACAATGTGCCGATTCTTGATGAAAACTTTGAGGCAGTCTTCAGTGACCCAATTGTCTATGCCAAAAATTTATCTGACATGAGCATCTATGGTTGCATTCTAAGAAAGACCAATACTTCGCCCAATTGGATAAAAGATTACTTGACAAACTATGCGGATCGTGTTAAGATGTATCTGTCTGAATCGTAATGGAGATGTTTATGAATGATGAATTTGTGTTTAAGAGTGAAAAAGAAAAGAATTGGCTTCGAGCCATATTGCAAGAAGGTGTTGTGTCAATCACATTCACTAAAAAAGATTTAAGTGAGCGAGTGATTAAGGCTACACTGAAAGAAGATTTGATTCCTTTCGATATGATTCCAAAAGGAACCTCTACTCGCAAGAAGAGTGAAGAATCACAATCGGTGTTTGATGTTGAGAAAGATGAATGGCGTTCATTTCGCTGGGATTCTATTAAGGGTTTCAATTTTTCTATCGGAGAAGAAGTATGAGAAAGACAGTTCTTGCATTGTTGATTGCACCTAGTATAGTCTTTGCACAGAATGCATTGACACCTAACAATCAATTACAGTTCCATGATGTTGCTAGAGTTGTGAGTGTTGAGCCTGTGTTTTCAATGCAGAATGTCCCATCGCAATCATGTAGGCAAGTGAGTGTAGTTTCACCTAGCAGTGATGGCACTACAGGAACAGTGATTGGTGGTGTTGCTGGTGGCATTCTTGGTCATCAAGTAGGTGGCGGTATTGGTCAAGGTATATCAACAGCAATTGGTGCTGTGACTGGTGCAATAGTTGGCGGTAAGATTGATAAATCAATGTCGCAACAATCACAAGTCCAGACACAATGCTTTACCACATATCAAACAGTATCATCACCTGAAGGATACAATATGACTGTAGATTACAATGGAAGATACATGACAGTTCGTACAAATCGCCCCGCACAAATCGGCTCAACGCTGAATGTGAATGTTTATGTTAGCCCGCAAAATTAAAAGGAATCGTTATGAAATATTATTATCAATTAAGCCAATTAGAACAAGAAGTAATTCGCCTTAAATCTTTCTATTCAACATTTCGAGTAATCGCTAATGGTGTTGAACAATCGACACCTGAAGATATCAATGAGGCATTGTTTTATCTTGAAGGTTCGCTAGAGGACATTCAGAAAAATTTAGATGATTCATTCTATAAATTGTGGGAAGATGTTCGTGATGGATCAAGTGTGGAAGAATTGGAAAATGCACTTGCAGATGAGCAGTCAGAAGAAGTTTGGAATCATGTTGTAGAAAATTTACAAATTAATCCAAATATTTCCGAAGAAAACACTTGACAAGCAATAAAAAAACATATATAATAATATGATGCAAAATATATCCCATTTCTTTAAGTTAAGCCCCGCCGCACTCTGGCAGGTTGAGTCACGCCCATGCTCAATTAATACAGGTGCGGATTATGGAACACAATGGGGATTTTGCTAACTTTGTAACCAATACAAAATAAACCAAAATCCCCTAGCCTAAAAAACTAGGGGATTTTTGTTTGTAGTTGTAAAAAATAGCAACTTAGGTTGCTTGACAGATGCATCGACTTCTGTTACACTGACTACAGTTCTTTAAAAATTTGCATTGCTTTGTTGGGGATTTGTGTAGTGGTAGCACAGCAGACTTTGAATCTGTTAGTACAAGTTCGATTCTTGTATCCCCTGCCATAGATAAACACATTTCAGCGGGGGAGCCCGTGATGGATAGTTTCTGTTTAGTACAGTATTCGAAGTGTGTTTTTCTATGATATTGGAAGAGTGGGTGAGTGGTTTAAACCAGCAGTCTTGAAAACTGCCGACTGTAACAAGGTCCCTGAGTTCGAATCTCAGTTCTTCCGCCAAGTTTATAGAGAGTTGGGTGAGTGGTTAAACCAGCGGTTTGCTAAACCGTCATCCAGAAATGGGTGCATCAGTTCGAATCTGATACTCTCTGCCATTTTCTTAAAAGGAGTTGGTATGTCGCATGAAGAAGAAAAAATCAAGCATTCTAAACGCATTTTCGAAACAGACAATGCAGTGAAGAAACAAGTTAAGATTGCTAAAGAGTTCGGCATTGTTGTTGATGAACCTCACAAGTTCGCAAAACATCATGCTATGAATTGTGGTAATCCTAGATGTGTGATGTGCAGTAATCCTAGAAAAGTTTTCAAAGAGAAAACGATACAAGAACAAAGACTCGAACAAGATTTAGAAAAAGAAGACTGATAGCTTAATGGTAAAGCAGCCGACTCATAATCGGTCGAGTAAGAGTTCAATTCTCTTTCAGTCTACCATGCCCTTGTGGACAAATCTGGTAAAGTCGCTTCTCTCAAAAGGAAGAGTTCTCTCAGTTCGAATCTGAGCAAGGGTACCAATTTTATGTGCGTGTGCTACTGAACGGTTAGGTGTCGGATTGCAAATCCGTTTTATGCAGGTTCGATTCCTGTCACGCACTCCAATTGCAAATAGAAGTTGTGTTGTATTTTTGTAACAGTATGAAAAAAAGATGTTGACAAAACCTACAGTTCTGTTATACTTCATGCATCGGTTGAGAAATCGATAAGTTCTTTAAAAATTTGCATTGCTTATGCTCAGTTCGACTATCGGTTAGGTCGCTAGACTTTCAATCTGGAAAGACGGGTTCGACTCCCGTACTGAGTACCATAGATAAACGCATTATCTCATAAGCCTGTCGGTGAAAACTGCTGTTACGCTTTTTGAGACTAATGTGTTTTTCTATGGTAAAGTTTGGGGGTATAACTTAACGGCTAAAGTAGTAGGCTTTTAACCTATTAATCAGAGTTCGATTCTCTGTACCCCTACCAAAAGTTTTGGAGATATGGCCGAGTGGCTGAAGGCGGCAGACTGTAAATCTGTTCTGTAAAAAGCACGGTGGTTCGAATCCATCTGTCTCCACCAAT